TGAGCTGGATGCGGAGGCTGGGCTGGGGTTGGCGTGGCCGCCGTGGGAGGCGGCGGGCAGCGAGGAGCGGGCGCGGGATGCGGGCACGCTCAAGACGCTGGGCGAGGCCGGGCTGCTCAGCCGCGAGAGCGCGGTGCGCATGGTGGTTGTTGCAGCGCGCACGGACGCTAGGCCGCATGAAAAGGGGCAAAAATTGTGCTTGCCCAGGCGCCCCAAGAAACCATACCAGTTGGCCCACGATGCCGGTTCCGCATAGGGACGGCTCTCCCGGATAGCACGAAGCGGTTCGCTCTCCTCCAGGTCTTGCTCGTTCGCCTGCGTGAGGGCGACAGCAGGGCGTGGGGCGGAGTGGTCGCGCGCGCCGGGAATACCGCATCGCCGTGAGCATGGGCTGGCGGACTCGGCGGAGTTGAAACGCATAAGGAGGATTGGATGAGCGAGGGTGGAGCGTCGCCGGAGGCGGTGGCGGACCATGCGGGCGAGATGGCGCAGCTGCTGCTGCGGGTCGCGGATGCGGAGCTGCGGGCCGAGGGGGCGAAGCGGGGGATGCGCGACCTCGACGCGCTCAAGATGCTGAGCGAGGAGGACCGGCGCGGGGCGGTGGAGGACGGCGGCGCGGAGAAAGCCGTCGCCAAGCTGCGCAAGGACAAGCCCTGGCTGTTCACGACGAGCACGAGTGCGGCGGCGAGGGCGCCGGCGGCGGCCCCGGTCGCGCCGGTGAACGCGATGGACATGACGCGCGACGAGTGGCGCGCGGCGCGGGCGGCGCTGCTGCGGAAGCAGGGTTCCTCCCGCTAGGACGTTTCGGCGCGATCCGAGGTCGTGGATGGCCGGGGCGGGCACTCACCGCGCAAGCGCGGTGGGACCTGTATGCCCAGCCATGATCGTGATCGGCGTCACTCATTTCTTCACGATCTATCGGCTGCAACAACCCTTTCACTGATGGGACGAGAGATTCATGGGCATTTCCAACTTTCCTGCGGCGCTGCAAGAGGCGATTCAGTCGGGCTTCCTGGAGCGCGAGTTCCAGGAGTCGCTGCGGTCGCGGCTCGGGTATCGGGCGTGCGCGGATCGCGAGGAGTTCGCGGTCGGGATCGGTGAGACGCTGACGAAGACGCGCGCCGGGCTGCGGCCGGCGGTGACGCAGCCGATCGTGGCGAGCCAGAACACGAACCTGGATAATGGTCTCGCTCCGGCAAACTGGGGTGTCGAGCAATACACGCTGACGCTGCAGCACTATGCGGCGACGAGTGACCTCAACGTGGTCACGAGCCGGGTCGCGATCGCGGACATGTTCCTGCGCAACGCGGCGACCAACGGCGAGCAGGCGGCGCGTTCGCTGGATGACCTCGCGCGCAACGCGCTGTTCGCGCCGTATCTCGGCGGCAATACGCGGGTGCGGACGACGCTGACGAGTGCCGGGCCGCAAGTGGCGGTGGATGACATCCGGGGCTTTCAGCAAGGCTGGGTCTATGGCGTGCCGACGCCAGTGAGCGGGAGCGTCACGCTGACGGTGACTGTGGGCGGGGATGCCTACACGCTGATCGGGGTGCAGGCGGACGCGACAAACGCGAGCACGGCACCGGGCGGCATCTCGGGGGTGCTGACGTTCTCAGGGAACGTGAGCGTGGCGGACGGGACGGCGGGCAACGCGGTGGTTGCGGCCACGGCGAGCCCGATCCTGCGGCCGAATGGGCGGGCTACGAGTGCCGCGATCGCGGCGGGCGACCAGCTCACGATGGCGAACCTGCTGGACGCGGTGGCGACGCTGCGGTTGAACGCGGTGCCGGAGATCGATGGGGCTTACAACTGCTACCTCGACCCGGTGAGCGCGCGGCAGTTGTTCTCGGATACGGCATTCCAGCGGCTATTCCAGGGGGCGACGAGCAGCAACCAGGTGTTCCGCCAGGGGATGGTGAACGACTTCCTGGGGCTGCGCTTTGTTTCGACGACGGAGGCCTACGTGCAGCCGCATCCGACCATCGCGGGCGCGGTGATCCGGCGACCGATCGTGGTTGGACAGGGGGCGCTGATCGAGGGGCAGTTCGCGGGGATGGGTAGCCCCGAGTTCGCGCCCCATGGCAGCCTCGTGCACATGGTGGACGGCGTGGCGATGGTGACGCGCGAGCCGCTGGACCGCTTGCAGCAGATCATCGCGCAGAGCTGGTACTGGATCGGCGGGTTCTGCGCGCCGACCGACACGACGACGGATCCGACCGTGATTCCGACCGCGACGAACGCTGCCTACAAGCGGGCGGTGGTGATCGAGCATCTCGGTTAGGGGCGAGGGAGGATGCTCACACCTGCAGAGTTGGTGGATGCGCGGCGCTTCTGCGGCTACCCCGTGTTCGGGGGACCCGCGATGGGCGGCGGGGGCTGGCGGTTCTACACGGCCTACGGCGCGCTGGAGTTCCGGCTTGCCAACCTGCAGGACGTTGAGGAGACCGGGCTGCGGCGAATGCTCGGGGAGTGCCGCGAGCTGGAAGGGGCAGTTCCGGAGGCGAGCGACTCCCTGGGCACGGCGAGCGCCGGGCCTTGGGAGCGCAATCCGGGGGAGGTCGCGGAGCGGCTGCGGTTGCTCGATAGCTGGCGCCGGCGTGTCTGCGGGTTCCTCGGAGTTCCGCCCGGTCCTGGCCTGGGCAGCCTGAACTGCCCAGCGGTCGTCGTATGACGCGTGCGGAGCGGATCGCGGATGCGGTCAACCGCGGGCTTGGGCAGGCGGCGCTGCGGGTCGGAGAGGACTACGACGTGTTCCGCCCGGACGGGGCGGAGCGGCCGCTTGATCCGGAGCGACGGCTGGTGCGGCTCGCGTGTGCGTTCAGTGCGGGGCTGCCGTGGTTCAAGTATCCGCCGACGCCCGGCAAGCCGCAACGGTATGCCGTGCTGGACGGGGCCTACGTGCAGGCCGGGGACTACCTGTGCGGGACGCAGGGCACGTTCTTCGTGGCGGCCGTGGGCGGGTTTGTGCCGACGCTCGCCGTGGCGTGCAACCGAGTGCTCGACCTGGTTCGGGCTGAGGAGGCGCCGGTTGAGGGCCTGGAGGGCTACGGTGGAGAAACGCGCTGCACGCTGAGGACGGTGCTGCGAGGGTGGCCGGCGAGCGTGATCGCGGACTCGGCGGCGCCGCGCGGTGCGCTGCCGGGGGATGGGGCGGGAGCGTCTTGGCGCGTCCTGCTGCCGCTGCTGCCCGAGGCACCGCGGGCGGCCGACTTGCTGGTGGACGACGATGGGACGCGGTTCGTGGTCGGCACGGCGGAAGGCACGCCGGAAGGATGGCGGCTGATCGCACGGCAGGCGGAGGTGTAGATGCCTGGTCCGAGTCAGGCAAGCGTGGAGGCGGCGCTGGCCGCGTTCGCACTGGGCGCGGTTACCGCATCGGCGCCGCCGGAGCCGTTCACCGAGGTGTTTCCATGGCCCGTGCGGGCGCACAGAGGATGGCCGCTTCCGGCGTCGCTCAACACGTCGCTCGCGGCGGAGGCGCTGACGATCACGGTGCGGGCAAAACCAGGGACTTGGCGGGAAACGACGCGGTGGCCTTCGCGATGGCGGACGAGTCCGGTAACGCCGGGTCTCACCGTCACGGTCGCGGGGGATACGGCGACCTTTGCTGGCACCGGCGGGGATGGCCAGATCGCGGGTGTTGCTGCGGACGGGCAGGGCTGGGTGTATCGCAGCCGGGCGGGAGATACGGCCGAGCTGGTCGCGTCGAGCCTGGCGCAGCTCGTGATACCTGGACGCCTGGCGATCGCGAGCGGGGCGAGCGTGCGATTGCCGGGTGCCACGGACCTGCTGGCGCGCACTGGGGCAGACGCGGTGGCGAGCCGGGAGAAGCGGCGACAGGAGCAGGTGTTCGAGATCGTGCTGTGGTGCCCGGACCCGCTCGCGCGGGACTGGGCGGGGGCGCTGATCGACTTCGCGGTGAGCGAGACGCCGTTCCTCGACGTGGATGGCGAGGCATGCCGGCTACTCGGGCGCGGCGTGTCTGACGACGACGGAACGGAAACGGCGCGGCTCTACAAGCGCGAGGTCGAGCTGCTGGTGGAATACCCGACGCTGGAGCAGGCGACGCAGCCGACGATGCTGTTCGGGATCGTGGTGCAGGACGGATCGGCGCAAGGCGAAGCGTTCGGGTAACGGCCTTTTAAGACGGAGATAAAATGAAATACGAACTGATCGTGGTGCAGCCGTTCGGCGCGTACCTGGTAGGGGCGCTCGTGAGCGATCCGGCGGAGGTGACGGCAATTCTCGCCAGCGAGCAGTCGGCGCGCGTCGTGCGCATCGCGCTCGCGCAGCAGTCCGCAGGGGGGACGAACTGATGCCGATCACGCAAGCAGGCACCTTGAACACCACGGCGCTGGTGGTGCCGGATCTGTATGTTCAGATCGTGCCGCCACAGCAGCTCGTGCTCAACGGCGTGCCGACCAACGTCGTGGGCGTCGTGGGGACCGCCGCGTGGGGTCCGGTGAACCAGCCAGCCGTTATCGGCACCATGCAGGATTACGCGCAGCTCTACGGCGCGATCCGGCCGCAGCAATACGACATGGGCACGCAGGTCGCGACCGCGGTGCAGCAGGGGGCGAGCAACTTCCGCTGCGTGCGCGTGACGGATGGGACGGATACTGCGGCGACTTATGCCTTGTTCTACACGAACGGGGCGTATCCGCTGCTGCTTGCTGCGCGATACACGGGCAGCCTCGGGAACCAGATCGCGCTGACCTTGTCGCAGCTCTCGAACGGTGGTTGGCGGCTGACGCTTGGGCTTCCGGGCCAGGTGGCCGAGGTATTCGACGTGGGGGCAGGGACGCCGGTGCAGGTGTGGACCGCACTTGCGCAGGGGGTGAACGCGGGCACGGGACCGCTGCGCGGGCCGAGCCAGCTCTGCGTAGCGAGCTTGGGCACGGGGACGAGCACGGCCGTTACCGCGCTGCCGGCTCAGCAGCTTATTGGCGGCAGCGACGGAGCAACTACCATCACCGCTGCTACGCTGGTCGGTATGGACGGCCTGCCACGCACTGGGATGTATGCACTGCGCGGCCAGGGATGCGCGATCGGGGTGCTGGCCGACACGTATGACCCTACGAGCTGGACGACGCAGGCCGCATTCGGCTTGAGCGAGGGTTGTTACATGATCCTCACCGGGCCGCCGGGCGATACCATCCCGAATGCGGTCGCAACCATTCAGAGTGCGGGGTTGGAGAGCTACGCGGCGAAGCTGATGTTCGGCGACTGGATCTACTGGAACGACCCGACGACAGGAACGATCCGGCTGGTGAGTCCGCAGGGGTTCGTGGCGGGACGGCTGGCGAATTTGTCGCCGGAGCAGTCATCGCTGAACAAGCCGCTCTATTCCGTGCTTGGAAGCCAGCGCAGCGGCGGGCCGACGGCACAGAGCACCAGTTACAGCACCGCGGAGCTGTCGGCGCTGATCAGCGCCGGGCTCGACGTGATCGCGAATCCGCAGCCGGGCGGCGCGTTCTGGGGCGTGCGAGCTGGGCACAACACGAGCCTCAGCCCGGCGACGAGCGGGGACAACTACACGCGGCTGACGAACTACATCGCGGCGACGCTCGCGGCGGGGATGGGGCAGTTCGTTGGGCAGGTGATCAACGCGAGCTTGTTCCAGAACATCCAGGCGACGCAGATGAGCTTTCTGCAGGGATTGCTGCAGCAGGGCATCCTGGGGAGCACGGACGGCACCCTGCCGTTCAACGTGGTTTGCGACACGAGCAACAACCCGCCGACACGGACGGCCCTGGGTTACGTCCAGAGCGACGCGCAGGTTCGATACCAGGCCATCAACGAGAAATTCATCGTCAACGTCGAGGGCGGCACGACGGTCACGGTCGCGCGACAGGCGCTGCCGATGACGTCGGCGTAAGGGGAGAGGCACATGCCAGCCAACCAGTTCAGCACCGGGCGGGATTGTCAGCTCGTGGTGCTTGGCCCGAACGGGCGAGTTGACCTCAGCTACGTGACAGGGTTCGAGAGTCGACAGCTCACGCATTCGGTGCGGGTGGACCGGCTCGACGGAGTGCACCTGGCGGCGGAGCTGCCGCGGGGATGGGAAGGGCATTTCGAGTTGGAGCGCGGTACGTCGGCGGCGGACGACTTTATCGCCGGGCTCGAGCAGGCATGGTACACCTCGGGGCAGCTTCCAGGCGGGACGCTCTACCAATACGTCAGCGAGACGGACGGCTCGACGAGCACGTACCAGTATAACGGGTGCGTGTTCCGCATGGCGAACAGCGGGGCGTGGCAAGGGCAGAGCAGCGTCAAGCAGAGGCTCGAGTTCTGGGCCAGCACGCGGGTTCGGGTCGGATGAGCGGGCTAGCGGGGCAACTCGTCGCGGCGGCGCAGAGCACGTTCACAGTGACGGATGAGGACGGGCGGGCGCTGGAAGTGCGACGCCCGACCGCGCTCGACCGGTTGCGGCTGCTGCGGGCCGTCGGGCCGGTGGGAGCGCAGAACGATCGGTATCTCGGGATGGCGATGCTAGCGGCGTGCGTGACCAGCGTCGATGGCGTGCCACTGCCGTTCCCAGGGAACGAGGCGGGGGTGGAGGCGAGCGTGCAGCGGCTCGGGGATGCCGGGCTGGCGGCGGCGGCCCGGGCTCTCGCGCCGGAGGATGAGGTAAGCCCCGCGGGAAACTGAGCCGGCACCCCGACCTGGTTGACCCGTTATACCTGGTCAGCCGCGGGGTGCCGTTCGACGTGGCGTTCTCGCTTGACCCGGCGACGCGGCTGGAATGGGTCGTGGCGCTGGGGACGTTGGAAGGCCGAACCTGGGATTGGGGGCGAAGGGAATGGACGGCGTGAGCCTAGTTGGACTGCGGCTCGCGTTGCCGGGGCCGCTGCTCGCGACAGGTGTGCCAGATGGACCCTCCGGGCTGCGAATGAGTTGGGCGACACTGGACCGAGCTGCACGATTGGCCGCGAGGCTCGGCGCGGCGCCGATACGGCGCCGCCGACGCAGCGTTCCGGAGGAGGCATTCGACAAAGTTGGCGGAACGCCGGATCGCGCCCGACACGACGCACGTGCGCGCGCGCCCGGGAAAACGGCCGCGGAGGTCGGGTTCTTACCCTCTGCGCAGGGCCTGACGCCTGGCGCTGCCATCGCGCCGGTTGGCCGGATGGCCGAGCGATCTGCTGCGGTGCAGGCAGGTTCCGACGGTGAAGCGAACGACAGCTTGCCCCGATCCGGGCTGCGCCACGGCGAGAGCGCGGCGCGGGGGCGCATAGGTCGTGCGGCGGCGCGGGGCCAGGCGCAGCAAGTAGAGGCGCAAGCGACAGCGCAGGCTGGCACCGGCGTTGATCCTGCACGCTTCGGGTCGCTCGGGGCACCGCCAGAACGCGTGACCAGGGCCATTGTGGCTGGGATGGCGACGGGCACGGGGACCGCCCGAGCCGCTGCGGCCTTGCCAGCATGGATGACGGGAGCAAGGGCGACAGCGGCGAAGCCGACTTGGATGGGGCCGGAATGGGTTGGGGGTGCGGCGGGTCTCACGGCCCTGGTTGGTGCGAAGGCGCGGAACGATGCCGCAGGTTGGCTCATGCCTGCACAGGGCGTACCGGCGGCGCCGCTCGGCGCACACCTGGCGCCTAATACGGGGCACGCTTGGCCGTCGCCGTTCGAGCAAGGTCGTGGGTGGCCGGTGCCGCCTTTGCTGGGCACGCGCGGCGCGGAGGGGTGGTCCGGCGATGCTGGGCCGGCTAGCGCAGCGTCGCTGGGGAACGGCATCGCCGGGTCAGCCGGGCGTGCCGGGTTCGGGAGCGACGAGGGCATGAGCCGGCAGATGATGGACGAGATGGCGCGGCTCGCGTCGCGGCCGCCGGTGGGGATCACGGGGTTCGACGCGGCACAGATGCCGGCGTGGCTCAGCGGCTGGACAGGGGGCATGTAGATGGACGGGGACGGGCTTCTGCTCGGGCCGGTGCTGTTCCAAGCATTCGAGGTGCCGGCCTGGGTGCGGTTCGGGGGACGGCAGCGCCTCGCGGTCCATGCGCTGCCGGGTGGTGGGCGCGTGGTCGATGCGTTGGGGGCGGACGAGGGGGACCTCGCTTGGTCGGGTGCGTTCAGCGGAGCGGATGCCCCGGCACGGGCGCAGACGCTCGATGAGCTGCGCCGTGCCGGGCAGTCATTGCTTTGCGCCTGGGACAGCTGGGCCTACCAGGTGGTCATCGCTGAGTTTGAGGCGCAGGCGGCAGGGCCCTGGTGGGTACCCTATAAGTTGCGGCTGCTCGTGCTCTACGACGCGTCGCGGCCGCCGGCGGTGCTGGACTCGGCGCTCGACGGGGTGAACGACATCGCACAGGCGGCGGCACTCGGGGTAAGTCCAGGGCTGGACGTGGATGCGGCGCTGGTGACGGCAGCGGCGGGACTCGCCAGCGACCCCGCAACGGCTATCGCGGCGGCAGGAAGCATCGCGCAACTGGCGGCGGCGCGGGGTTACCTGCTTCGGGCGGAGGGCTAAGCTCGTGCGCGAAGTGGCCATCGCTGGCGGCGATTTGTTCCGGATCGCGGCTGCACTGCTCGGGGACCCGACGCTGTGGTCCGAGATCGCGCAAGCGAACGCACTCGAGGACATGTTGGTGCAGGGGCTCGCCGTGCTGCAGGTGCCTGATGCGCCAGCCAACCCTTAGCGTCCTCGCGGCGGGAGCGGCGTTGCCCGGCGTGATCGCGGCGGAGGTCGAGAGCCGAAGCACGGCGACGGCCGCACGATTCCGGGTGCGGGTCGCGGACAGCCCGGCGGCGCTCGAGATGCTGAGTGATCCAACCGTGCAGATCGCGGTCGACGCGAGCGTCGATGGGACTACGGCGCAACTGGTCCTGGGGCGGATGGACACGCTGGTGCGCGATCCGCTCCGCGGGACGCTGGACGTGGAAGGGCGCGATCTTACGGCGCTGCTGATCGATAGCCGGCCGCAGGAGCTGTTCGTCAATCAGACGGCGAGTGGAATCGCGCAAAGCCTCGCGCAGGCCGTGGGGCTGACCTGCAATGCCGATACTACGAGCGCGACCGTGGGCCGCTTGTATGGGACCGAGCGCGATAGGCTGGCCCTGCCGCGGTTCGCGCGGGTCGCGACCGCTTGGGATCAGCTCGCGATCCTGGCGGCGACGGAAGGCTTGCGGGTTTGGGTGGACGGGACGGTGCTCAACCTACAGGCCGATGATGGCGGGACGCCGGTGCCGCTGGATGTGAGTGGAACGATCTCGGCGCGGCTTGTCTGGCAGGCGGCGATCGCGCGCGGGGTTGAGGTGGTCGTGGCGAGCTGGGGCACACGGCTCGCGCAGGCGACCGAGGCGCAGGCTGGACAGGCTGGCGGAGTGCAGCACCGGATCGTGCGGCCCAACCTGGCACAAGCGGAGGCGCAGGCGCTCGCCACGCAGGCGCAGGCCGAGGTGGCCCGGCACGAACGGGTGATCGAGGTGGCGATGCCGGGTGAGCTGGCGATGCGTGCGGGCGGGGCGGTTCAATTCACGGGCGTTGCGGACTGGGAGGGTGCCTGGCAGGTGGCGTCGTTGCGACGCACACTCGATGTGCGCGGGGGCTTCCGGCAGTTCGTGCGGCTGGAGCAGGTATAATGGATGCGCTGCTCAACGCGCTAAAGGCGCAGGCCGGTGCACAGGACGCGAACGCCGGGCAGCCAAGGTTCGGCACTGTGTCGAGCGTGGATGCGGCGAGCGGGACGGCGCGGGTGATGCTGCAGCCGGAGAACGTGCTGACGGGGTGGCTGCCTGTGCTCAGCTCCTGGGTGGGGGCGGGCTGGGGGATGTGGGCACCGCCGCAGCCGGGCGATCAAGTGCTGGTGCTGCCGCAAGAGGGCGAGATGGAGCACGGCGCGGTGGTCGCGCGCGGCTGGAGTGCGGGGTCGCCGCCACCGCAGGCGGCGCTCGGGGAGATGGTGCTGCAACACTCGAGCGGAACGCAGTTACGGCTCGCAAACGATGGCACGGTGCGGATCAGGGGCGACCTGCACGTGAGCGGTGACGTGTATGACGGGCATGGGAGCCTCGCGCAGCTCCGGGGTCACTACAACGAGCACGCGCACCCGGACCCGCAGGGTGGGAAAACGGGAACGACCGATACGCCGGATTGAGGTGCGTATGGGTCGCTTTAACTCTCCTCTATGGAGCCTGTCATGGCCGATCTCCAGCTTCCCTGGGGGGGCGATCTCGCGGTCGCTCCTGGGGGTGATCTCTTGCTCATCGACGGCGATGGCCTCGGGGTGCAGCGCGTGCTGCGGCGACTGCTGACCAATCCGGGCGATGTCGTATTCCACGCCGAGTACGGCGCGGGGCTCGGAAGCTTCGTAGGGCAGCCGGCGGCCCCGCAGCGGATCGCCGCTCTCATCGCGGCACAGGCGGTGCAGGAGAGCACCGTCGCGCGCACGCCGGCGCCGCAGGTGGGCGTGACGAGCACAACGGATGGAACGCTCACGGCGGTGCTGCAATACACCAGCGCCCTGACGGGCGCGGGGCAGCAACTCACCGTACAGCCGGGGACTTAGGCGATGGCGCTTCCGTTGCTGGGGTTCACGGACTACGTGCGGGTGCAGGCAGCGGCCCTGCAGGGCGCGGCGACGGCCGCATTAAACCTCACGGTGGGCAGCGCGCTGCGGGCCATCCTCGAGGCGAACGCGGCGCTCGCGCTCTGGCTGCAATGGCTGGTGGCGCAGGTACTCGCTGCGACGCGGGCGGCGACGAGCCAGGGGACGGACCTCGACACGTGGATGGCGGATTTCGGGGTCACGCGGCTGCCGGCAAGTTACGCGGCGGGGCAGCTCGTGTTCTCGCGCTATGCCCCGACCGTGGCAGCGCTGGTGCCCGTGGGTGCCCAGGCGCGCGCGAGCGCAACGGGGCAACTTTACACAGTGCAATCCGACCCGAGCAATCCGGCTTGGACGGGAGCGGGATACCAGATTCCGGTTGGGATCGCATCGGTCTCGGTTTCGGTCACCGCAGCGACGGCGGGATCGGCGGGGAACGCGGCGGTGGGGGCAGTGGACCAGCTCGCGAGCGCGATGCCGGGCGTGGATGAAGTGACCAATCCGGCACCGATCGCGAACGGGCTGGACGCGGAGAGCGACGCGAGCTTGCGCGCGCGCTTCGGAAATTTCCTCGATAGTCGCACGCGCGCAACATCCACGGCGGTTACATATACCCTTGCCTCGCTGCAGCAGGGCCTGCGGTGGGTGATCGCAGATGCCGAGGATGCGGAGGGAAATCCCCTACCCGGGCATTTCACAGTCACGCTTGATGATGGCTCTGGAAGTCCTCCGGCAACGCTGATCACGACTGCGAGCGCGGCCGTAGATGCCGTGCGGCCGGTGGGCACCAGCTTCACCATGCGCGGTCCCGCGGTGTTCCCTGTTGCCGTCCAAATCACGCTTACGCTGGCGCCAGGAACGCAGTCCGCAGGGGTGGCGCCGCTCGTCACCGCGGCGGTGGGGAGTTACGTCGCGTCTCTAGGCATCGGTGTCGCCCTGCCGGTGTCGCGGGTGATCGCTCTCGCCTTCGGGGCCAGCTCCTCGGTGCAGGCCGCGACCGTGCTGCTCAACGGGACGGCCGCCGATGCGGTGCCGCTACCCTGGGGTGTGGTGCAGATCTCGGCGATCAACGTCACATGACGCCGCTGTCGGCCAATGATATGCAGCTCCGGCTACGCCGGATGCTGCCGGCCCGGTGGTGGGCCGATGAAACGCCTGTGCTGGATGGGGTGCTGCTCGGTCTCGGCTCGGCGTTAGCAGCAGTGTATGGGCTGATCGCCTACGCACGGCAGCAAACCCGGCTCGCGACGGCATCGGCGCCATGGCTCGACCTCGCGGCGCAGGATTTCCTTGGCGGGCGCTTGCAGCGGCGCTTGCAAGAGACGGACGATGCCTACCGGGTTCGCTTGATCGCAGCCATGCAGCGCCCGCGCGCGACGCGGGATGCGCTGCGCCAGGCGGTGCTGCGAGTATGCGGGAGTACTCCCTGGATCTTTGAGCCGCGCCGGCCAGCGGACACGGGAGCGTGGAATGCAGGTGGGGCCGGATACGGCGTGGCGGGCGGGTGGGGGAATCTCACGCTTCCCACCCAGGTCTTCGTCGTCGCCGAGCGGCCACGCGGGACTGGGTGCGCGATGCTCGCAGGCTACGGGACGGGCGGCGTGGTGGGCTATGCTGGGTTGGCGCAGATCGGAGCGCAAGTTCCTGACAGCGAAATCTTCGCGGCCATCGCGGATGCGATGCCCAGCGGCGCAGTGGCTTGGACGCGCCTCACCTAGGCCCGAAGCGGACGCACTTCCAATCCTGTCTTACACGGCTACTCGGGCCAACTGGAGGCGACACGCCTCGGGCTGGGCCGAAGCCGATCCAAAGTTTCAGCACGGATTATCGCGGACGGGGTGAGCTTGGCCTGAGCCCCTGCGATGCAGCGCGACCGTTTCGTTCCCTTAACGCGGAGGTTCTCTTGGACCGCCAGATCGTTTATCCCGGCTCGATTCCACTGGACACCGACCTGCTCGGCGCCCAGCGCAATACCATGGTGGCCCTTGGAGCGCTTGCACAGTGCGTCCTGGGCACGAACGTGATCGTAAGCGGGCTAGTCTGTACGCCGACCACGCCGGCGAGCTTGCAGGTGCTGGTAGGGCCCGGAAGCCTCACGGCGCCTCTACCGCTCGATTCATCACCCTACGGATCGCTGCCGGCTGAGCCGGCGCTGACGATCATGAAGTCCGGCATCAACCTCAACAGCACGGCTTTCACGGTGGCGCCGCCACCGTCATCCGGTCAGGTTCTGACCTGGCTCGTTGAGGCAGCGTTCGCGGAGCAGGATACGGCGCCAGTCGTACTCCCTTACTACAACGCAGCCAATCCAGCGCAGCCCTTCAGCGGTACGGGCAACAACGGCAGTGCGCAGCCAACTCTGCGACAGGATTCGGTAGCATTGCAGTGCAAGCCGGGGACCCCCGGACCTGCGGGAAGCCAGACCATACCGGGCGTCGATCAAGGCTGGGTTGGCTTGTGGCTCATCACGCTTGCCTATGGCGACACTGCGGTCACGGCCGCGAACATCAGTGCGGTACCAGGCGCGCCGTTCCTGCCGTTCCAGCTGCCGCAGCTCACGCCGGGCTTCTCGCGGCAGAGCATCATTACGCTGAGCGGAGGGTGGACCGTGCCGCTGGGAGTGACCCAGGCTCGGGTTCGCGTGGTCGGTGCGGGCGGGGGCGGCGGAGGCGGTGGCAACGGCTTCTCTGGCGGTGGGGGCGGCGCAGGAGGGTTCGCTGAAGCCGTTGTCTCGGTTACGCCGGGCACGACCGTGCCTGTAACCATCGGCCAAGGTGGGACGGGAGGTGCATCGGGCCAGACCGGCGGCGCAGGCAGTGGAAGCAGCTTCGGTGGCCTGGTCAGCGCGACCGGCGGGGGCGGGGGCGGCAGCGACAACCCGTTCAGCGCGGGCGGTGCAGGCGGCGTTGGCCAGGCGGACGGCTCGGTTGCCAACGCGCTCACGCAATTCGGCGGCTTCGGCACGGACGGATACACGGGCACGACCGCGCCAGCCGGTGCCGGAGGCGCATCGGTGATGGGCGGGGGCGGGCGTGGCGCCTCGGGCGGCGGACCAGCGGCGACTGGCCAGGCCGCAGGGTCGGGAGGTGGCGGTGCCTATGGTGGTGCCGCACCCGGCGGCCAGGGCGCTAATGGCCTGATCGTCGTGGAGTATTAGGCGATGGCGACTCCGGCGCAGCACGTTGTCCTGCCGAGCCGAGTGCGCACGGTCGTATTGGACGGTCCATTGCCGCGGCCGCGAGGGACGCCCGCCGGGCGCTCGGGCCGATGCACGATGCCGGCTTGGCCGGCTAAGGATCCGGCAGACGTCCTTGACTATGCTTTCGACATCGCGCCCGCGCTCTGCGGCAACCTGGGGGACGCGATCGCCACGCTCGACGTCGGAATCGATCCAGGCAACCCGGGGGACCTAAGCCTCGCTTCCGCGGCTGCCGACGGGCTGCGCTGCGTGCTGTGGCTTCAGGGCGGCCAGCCAGGGACAGTATATACAGTGACGCTGCGGATCGGCACGCAGAACGGGCGCGTGCTTGCCCGGTCCGTGCGGCTGCCCGTCATTGCATTCGCGAGCTCGGACGCGATTACGCCGGCCGATGCGCTGGTAACGGAGAGCGGTGCGCCACTGTTGACCGATTTGGGCCAGCCCATCGAGACCGGGAGCTGAAGGTGCCGAGCATCGACGAGCTCCCTTCAGCCTCGGGCGTTGCGGATCAGGATGCGTTGCCGGTCTCACAGTCCGGCACGGTGCGGAGCGCAACGCGGGCGCAGCTCCTCGCGGGCTTGCAGCCGCAGCTCGCGGTTGCGCAGGGGGAGTTGCTCGGGCGCCTTTCTGCGGGAGTCGGCGGCCCTGAGGCGGTCGCGGTGGGCGCGAACCTGACGCTTGCTGGCGGAATGCTCAGCGCGCCAGCACCCTACAACCCGGTCGCATTGCCACTCGGGCAGCCCATCGGGGGCGCGGACCTCATCCCGATCGTCCAAAGTGGCAAAGACGGGGTGCTGCCGTATGCGTTGTTCATGGCAGGGATCGGGGCGCTCGCGGGCTTCGACTTGTCGCAGCACTGTGCGGCTGGGGAGGGATATCCGCACACGAGAAGCTTCGCCGCGATCCTGGCCGACGCGGCGACACCGGAGGAATTCGGCGCCGTCGGTGACGGCGCGACCGACGACAGTGCCGCGTTGTCGGCGGCGCTCGCGACCGGGCGGCCGGTGCGTCTTGGGCCGCGTGCCTATGCAGTTCGGGGGCAGTGGACCATCTCGACGCCAGGGCGGCTGATTGGCACGCCGGGTTGCACGCGGCTCGTTCGGTCTGAGCAGGGTGCCGGAGGAGCCTGGATTTCCGTGCAGGCGGAGTTGGACTGCTACGGGGTTACCTTCGATGCCACCTGCCCAGCCGCGGCGGGAAACTGGGGCGTGCTGGTGACGGGCGAATGCACGTCGTCGTTGTGGGTCGATTGCCAATTCCTGGGAGCGGCAGGGCCGCTCGGATGCGGGCTGTGCGTCTTGCCGGCGTCCGACATATCGCTCCATCGGGTTTGGCGCTGCGAGGCGGCAGGTAATGCGTCGCACGGAGTTTGGATACGCTCAGGATCCGGCGCCGAGATTGTTGGCTGCCTCGCGCATGGGAATGCTGGCTACGGACTCTGCATAGACGACAATGACCCGCAGCTCGTGCTCCAGGCCAAGCGGGCCCGGATCGCGGGCAACCAGGCCTGGGCCAACATGCGGGGCATCAGCGTTGGGAACCCCAATCAGACGAATGCACAACCACCGCTCTGGGGATTGCTGAATCCCGATGTCACCGGCGTTACTGTCGAAGGCAACCGAACTTGGGGCAATTCAGAGTGCGGCATCGCTGCCTGCGGGGATGCACTTCTCGTTCAGGGCAACTGGATCGAGGAAACAGGCACTGGCGTGCAGGTGCAGGCTAGCCGCAGCAGGATCGCGGGCAATCAGGTGCTCGGCGGCAATTACGGGATAGACCTGGGCGGAAGCGCAGCGATCGAGGTTGCGGGAAACCAGGTGCTCGGTGGACGGATCGGGATCAACCCTGGCGGCGGCCAGGGAGTGCGGGTGCGGGCAAACCATATCGCAGCGAGCGAATGGGCCATCACGGCATACGCCGTGGAAACGGATGGGAACGGCGGTACACTAGGACCGCCTGCCAGCGACCTCATGATCGAGGGCAACCGGATTGATCTCAGCTCCGGTGCCGGCGTGCTGCTCGCGGACGGGGTCTCGGGCGCCGTGCTGCAGGGCAACCAGTTCACGGGCAGCGATCCTGCACAGGCGTTGATGCCACGCACGTCGAGCCTCCTGGTCCGGGACAATCTTTGGAACGACCTTCCCTTCGTTTCCTGCATTCCTTTAGCCGGAAACGGCGCGCTTCGTGTGCCAGAGGTAGTCGATGAGGCGTGGGTACCTGCGGCCCCGGGCGGTGTCGCCGTCGTGCAGGGCAGTGCGGCAGCAACGCTCGCAGGGCAAGTGGCTTGGCTCTCGGTGAGCACAGGCGGGACGGGATACACGCACGCGCTCGTCACGATCACGGGCGACGGGCAGGGCGCGGAAGCGATTGCTCTGGTGCGGGAAGGAGCGGTCATCGGTTTCCGGCTGACTGCGACGGGTGGGGGCTACACGCAAGCTAGCGTGCAGATCACGGGTGACGGCCAGGGAGCAGCGGCCACGGCGCAGGTTGGGCTGCTCGTTCCCGATGGACGCCGGCTCGTGTTGCGGGCGGGATCGCCAGTGCGGCTCGCAGCTGCGGGCGTGCCGGGCTGGGCGGCAATGGACGCGTGGTTGATGCCCGGCGCCGTTGCAGAGCTGCGGGGTGATGGTGGCGAGTTCCAACTCGCTGCTGTCCCAGAGCCTGCATTGACTTACTTGGGCGGTGGCTCGGTGGCGCTGCAGCCGCCGGGGGACCTCTACCTACGGCCTGGTGGCGCGATCCACCTTGCGAGTGCGGCGGAGCCGGTCGGCTGCTTGAGCCTGGTAGGGCGGGGCAGCCCGCAAGGCAATGTCGCCGCGCCCCCCGGCTCCGATTATCGCAACCTCGACGGCGGTGCAGGCCAGACGCTTTGGCTCAAGCAAGTTGGCACCGACGCCAGCGGCTGGCTGGCCATAGCTTAGAGCATTTCCGCCCCAAGCGGAGACGTTCCCGGTTCAATTTCACCTGTGACTCGGGCCGGCCCGAAGCTGCTCCAACCGCCGAACCTCATCAGCACTGCCTGGCACCTTCTTCAAAGGGATCCTCATGCCGACGATATCTCAGCTTCCGCTCGCGAACGGCGTTTCAGCTACGGACGAGTTGCCCCTTTCCCAATCTGGCACGACGCGCAACGCGACAGTCAATGTTCTGCTCGCCGGCACGCAACCGATGATTACGATACCGACAGGAAGCCTGCTAGGGCGTGTGAGCGTCGGCGCTGGACAGCCCGAGGCCATCGCGCCGGGCACGGGACTCGCGCTGCAAGGGGCGGCGCTCGTTGCGAATGGCACGGATCATCTATCGTTCGCGTCGTCCGCTGGTCTGCAGGCTGGCGACGAGGTTGTAGTCAATAGTCGGGGCCAGCCAATGCGCATGCAGGCGACCCTGCTGCGAGCGCTCTTCAGCCCGGGACAGGGCGTCATCATCGGCGCAGACGGCACGATCTCGGCTCCTGGAACTGTGGGACCGGCTGGGCCGCAAGGCATCCCTGGTCCTGCCGGCAGCGTGTCGAGTGCGACTGGCGTCGTTTTGAATGATGTGAGCACGGCACCCAGCACGCCGAGCTCGGGCGTGGTGCTCTACAGCCAGTCCGGCCAACTTCATGTGTTGGGGCCGGCTGGCCTTGCTAGCCTTGGCGGTGGGGGAAGCCCGCTTCCGTCTGGCGCTGCCCTTGTCGGCACCACGGCTGGGGGGACTGCACAGGCGATCACGCTCGGCAGCGGCCTCACGCTCACGGGGACAACCTTGAGCGTGGCGGGCGCGAGCTACACGCTACCGCCAGCCAGCAGCACGACGCTGGGTGGAGTCAAGCAGGGCGCGAATGTCACGATCGCCTCGGACGGCACGATCAGCGTCCCGGCACCGTTCAACCCGGCCTCGCTGGCCGCGGTCGCGACTAGCGGCAGCTACAACGACCTCACCAACAAGCCCACGATCCCGGCTGCTTACAGCTTGCCGGTCGCGACCACCGCGACGCTCGGTGGCGTAAAGGTTGGCAGCGGCCTGACCGCGGCCGCTGACGGCACGATCTCGGCTACGTATAGCTACAGCTTGCCGACGGCGTCGAGTAGCGTGCTGGGCGGCGTGAAGGTTGATGGATCTTCGATCACGATCAGCAACGGCGTGATCAGCGCGGTGCCAGCAGCTCCTTACACGCTGCCCGCGGCGACGACCGCCGTGCTCGGCGGCGTCAAGGTCGGCAATGGCCTCCAGGTTGGGGCCGATGGCACGCTATCCACGACGGGTGGTGGCGGAACACCCTACACCCTTCCGGCCGCGACCAGCTCGGTCCTAGGCGGCGTCAAGCAGGGTTCCAACGTCAGCATCGCGGCAGATGGCACGATCAGCGTGGCCGCGCCGTTCAATCCGGCAATCCTGGCCACTGTTGCCACATCCGGGAGCTACGCCGACCTCTCGAACAAGCCTACGATTCCGGCTGCCTACACGCTTCCCGCCGCTACGAGCTCGACGCTCGGCGGGGTCAAGGCGGGCAGCGGGCTCACAGTGGCTGGGGATGGCACGCTATCGGTCAGCTACAGCTATGCTCTGCCGACTGCCTCGACCAGTGTGTTGGGTGGAGTGAAGGTAGACGGAACCACGATCACGGCGAGCAACGGCGTGATCAGTGCGGTCACGTCCACGCCCTACTCGCTACCGATCGCATCCACGACGGTGCTTGGCGGCGTCAAGGTTGATGGCTCGACGGTTAAGATCAACAACGGCGTGATCAGCGCGACAGCAACCGGCAACACCTATGCTGCAACGATCACCGGCGACGGAACCACGACCTCGTTCACCGTGACGCATAATCTCGGCACGACGGACGTGATCGTGCAGGTGCTCGATCCTGCGAACGCCAACGCCACGATCAGCACGCTCGAACCTACCCGCCCAACAACAAACACGGTGGTCGTGCCGTTCAGCGCCGCGCCGGCGTCCGGCACAGCCTTCCGCGTCGTCGTGAGGAGCTAGACCCATGACTGTTTACAGCCCCACTTATCTCGCGCGCCTTCTCGCGACCCTTGCCGCTCAACCTGCAAGCAGCACGACAGCGGGCACAATCAAGCCGGACGGCACGACGACGCAGACTGCGGCCGATGGAACGCTGAGCGTGGTTGAACAAACGCTCAACCAACTCTCGCCGTCTGCCGCGCTCGCGGATACGCATATCATCCCGACGCTCGCGGCGGGTGCTGCCGCGCTTGGAACGAACTCGGCGGCGCAGCTTGCTGCGTATGTTGCCACGAAGATCCCCGCCGGGGCGACCGGGCCAGCCGGTCCCCAAGGCCCAACTGGTCCCCAGGGTCCGCAAGGTGCCGCAGCGCCTTTCGGAGCGTCTATGGCCCAAGTTCCCACGGCTCCGCTGGATCTCCGCATCGTAGCCTCCACTACCACGCTGCCGACGGGTCTCTCGACCAGCATCGGGCGCGCGACGACGGTGGCAACCGCGCGGGCCGTGTTCACGCTGGGCTATCGGCGCAACGGAACGGTGACGGCCATCGGCACGGCCACTTTCGCGGCCGGAGCCACCGCGGCGACCTTTGCTTCGGCTGCCGCGGTCACGTTGCAGCCTGGCGACGTGCCGGTGCTCACCCCGCCCTCGCCGCCTGATGCTACCCTTGCGGGCGTCGCGCTCGCCTTCGTCGGGAGCTAGCGCCCATGACCGCGCTCACGCTCGTCACCGGGACCGCGAACTACGTCACCGGCCTGTCGAACCAAGCCAAAGGGCCAGGCTTTGCGGCCACAACCGCGGATGATCAGTCCCTCTACAACATGGTGGCCGGCACCGGCACCGTCACCTACGAGGGTTGGTTCAAGTATCCGTCGGCCCCCAGCGCGCTCGAGATCATCTTCTCGCGCACCGACATCTTCTGGATCGGCTGCGAGCCATCTGGCCAGCTCGCCTCCTCGATCGGCAGCGCCGGCCAGCAGACCGCGCTCGGCACGCTGGCGGATGGCAACTGGCACCACGTCGCGCTCGTCCTCGCTGGCAACGTCTTCTCGCTCTACCTGAACGGCACGCGCGTCCAGAGTTACACGAGCTCGGGTGCCTTCGCGACCAGCAACCCGCAAGTCCTCACCATCGGCGCGATGGACGCCAGCAACGGCGTCTATTTCACGTCGAGCGGCTACGCGGACGAGTTCGCGATCACCTCGACCGCCAAGTATTCAGGTGCCAGCTTCACGGTGCCCACCGCCCCGTTGCCGGCTACGGCTCCGGGCCAGGTCTCGCTTTACCGCTTCGACGGCAACCTGAACGACAGCAACGTGGCCGCGGCGACCGGACTCACGATCTCGGGCGGCTCGTCCAGCATCACGGTCGGAACCGCGAGCAGCGCCTTCACCGTGGGCGCGAACGGTGGGCTGACGGCCAGCACGACGGTTTCGCTGAGCGATAGCGGCGCGGGCGGCACCTTCTCCCCGACGAGCCTGACGCTCACCTCGGGCGCCACGGCGACGTTCACTTACACGCCCGCCTCTGCTGGCAGCATCACCCTGACGGCCTCGGCGACGGGCCTGACCTCGGCGACGGCCAGCCTGACAGCGACCGCTGCCGCGCCGAGCGCCAACATCGCACCCAACGACGCCAACATCATCTACTCGCCAGGCAACTGGAGCGTGTCGTCTAGCGCTGCCGAGACGATCAACGACGGGGCCTATTTCCGCACGCTCATCAATGGCAGCCCGACCACGATCACGCTGCTGTTCAACGTTTCGGGCGAGACGACCACGAACATGATCGGTGCCTACCGGGTGGATGGCGTCGGCTGGACCCGGTTCACTGTAGCCGCCGCCGTCAACCTTACCCTACCCGCGCCGAGCGGCGTGTGGACGCATCGCTTGGTCGAGTTCGTCTATTGCATCCACGATACGGGCATTTGGAACACGTCCGAGGCCGTGGTGTTCCAGGGCTTCGCGACCACGCCGGCGAGTTGCACCACCACAGCACCGGCGATGCGCCCGCTCAGTGGCCTGGTGTTCGGGGACAGCATCTCGCACGGCGTCTATACGATGCACACGTCGAGCACGACCTATCCAGCCGACAGCGACGTGACCCAGGCGTACTCGTGGAACCTGCAACAGGCGCTCGGCGCGGAGGTGGGCATCTGCGCCTTCGGGGGCACGGACGTCAACGCCAGCTACGAGGGCGTCCCGAATACGCTGGGCACCTACAACCTGCTATGGAGCGGCGGCCCCGCGCGTAACTTCGCCGGGTTGAACTTCATCGTCATCAACCTCGGCACGAACAACGGCGGAGCGACGGCTTCGGCCTACCAGACGGCCTACACGACCTTCCTGAACGACCTGCTCGCGGCAACGAGCACGGCGCACATCTTCGCCATGCGGCCGTTCAACGGAGCTCAGGCGAGCGCCATTCAGGCGGCCGTGGCCGGATGCAGCGCGCCGTCCCGTGTGACCTACGTGGATACGACAGGATGGTGGACGAGCGCCGACAGCGGCGACGGCACGCACCCGTGGGGCTACTCGCACATGGGCACGCTGACGTCGAAGCTGGCTGATGCCATGCGGCCGATTCTCTCTAGCGGCAGCGTTCCGTCCCTCCTTCTTTGGTGATCGAGCAGCTTTCCTAGGCCCTTCCAAGGAGACATTTCATGTCTGGCATCACGACTGCGGCCTCGGCCGCGGCGCCCCTCACGGCTGACCAGCAGACGCTACTGACCAATTTTCTTGCTGTCCTCGGCAACTCGACTGCCGTGACCCAGATCGAGGCGGCAATGACGAAGGCGGGGCTGCTGCAAAGCCCTGGCGCGCTGCCCCATGCGGGGCCAATCAACGCCAACGACCGCATTCTCATCTCGCAAGTTGCTGCCGGCTCGTCCCCCATGGCGACGACGACCGTGGGCACGCTGCAAGCAGCCGCCGTGGCCGCCGCCGAGGCCGCCGCAAGCAAGGTTGTTGCGACCGCATCCACGGCGAAGGGGAGCTAGGCACATGGCGATCCTTTGGACCGGGCGAGGCGGCCTCAGCACGGGCGCTGGGCTGCTCGCGACAACGGCGGTAGGCGGCACCGTGCCCACACCGCCGGCGGAGCAGGGCAATTTCTCGAACGTGCCCACATCGGTCACGGCGCCGAACGCGATCTCGGGCATCGTGCTCACCAACCAGAACGTCGCGACCGGCTACTACACGATCTCGCCGCCGGGTGGCCCGGAAGGGGTGCGCGTCGCGTTCGCCGGGAACACTGTGACTATCCCGGCGATCAGCACGACCGTTGCCGGAACCTACGTGTTCCGCGACTACGACGCGGCGACAGGCGGAAACCTGCTCTCGACCGCAACCGTGGTCGTTCAGGCCGCGGTGCAGAGCAGCCCCGGCTCGCTGCCCACCTTCACCTACCAGGCGACCGCAACCCAGCCCGCGGGCACGCCCGTCACCTTCGCTCACTACTTCGCTCCCGGCGACGTGCCTTCCGGCAAATACCTGACGGCGACGGCGAACGGGCAGACTGTCGCCTTGGCAACAGACCAGGTGAACACTTGGCCGCGCGATGGATCGCTGCGCTGTGCGGCGCTATCCTTCCTGCTGCCCTTCGCGGTCGCGAGCGGCGCGCAGGTGTCGTTCCAGCTCGGCACGACGAGCACGGCGCCGAGCGGGACGCCTCTCACGGCGGCGCAGATCACGGCCGCGACCAACATCCAGATGCAGGTCACGCTCGGGAACTTCGTGGCCGACACCTACACCGGCAACGTCGGCGCGAACAATGAGAGCGGGAGCCTGACGGGCGTCCCGGCCGTCGTGCAGACGGGCGCGACCTTCTCCATCGGGTTCTCGTATGGCGGCCTCGCCGGCCTCGCCGTGCAGATCCTGAACAGCAGTGGGACCGCGGTCGCGACCGGCACCACATCCGGGGGCTATCCGAACCCGGGGACCGTCACCTTCACAGCGCCGAGCGCGGCCGGTTCCTACACCATCGCGATCATCGACACGGGCCGCAGCCCGGCCCTCACGGTCGCGCAGTCGCCCGCCTTCACGGTCCAGACGGCGGCGGTGCCGGTCCAGGCTTACACCGTGTCGCTCAACGACATCGTCGCCAACTTCGCGCAGCTCGGCTCGGGGGTGACGGGCTGGGGCACGAGCTACCCGCTCGGCGGCTGGGAACTCATCCAGCACAACCCGGCCTGCACGGAACTCCGGGGCTGGCGCTACCTCAAGAAGAACAGCGACGGCAGCAGCCATAGCTGGGTCAAGTGCAAGATTTACGCGCGGGCCTGGAAGAATGCTTCGGGCAACGTCGGGTGCGTCGAGGTGCTGCCCGGCCTGTTCGACGAGAACAGCTACGGGCCGCACCCTTCGGGCAATTCGAGCGACAGCCGCGTGCCGATCCCTTGGGTTGCATCGCAGGCCGATCTCTACAACGGTGCGACGCGGGTCATGTCCTACTGCGGGGCGAACAGCCCGTGGGGCAACGCGACCGTTTCCACCTACCCGCAAGAGGGGTGGTGGGGCGCGCTCGCGGACGGCTCGCGGCCGTTCATCTCGCTCGATGGGAGCACGGTGAAGCCGGCGCGCATGATCGCGCACGACCGGGCCTACATGATCCATTCCCGCTGCATGGCGCCCTATGACCATGTGTGGGCAGACAGCCTCCCGGCGAGCCAGAAGGCGGGCAACCAAGCGGACCCCGGCTATCAGCCGAACGTCTCGCGCATGGATAGCGCCATCGAGAACGTGGGCGATGCGAGCAACGATCCGCGTTACGGCTATCTCAACTATGACAGCGCGGCGCTGTTCCTGAACCCTCTCGACGCAGGCCGCGAGAGAACGGTCATGGGCTACGCCTGGTCTTGGGGCGGCTGGGAGCAGTGGCTGTGCGACGAGCGGAGCGGCGGCCCCATCAACCCCGGCACGACCGCGAGCGTGTCGCCATCGCCGCCCAACCCGACGTTCACGTATTACAGCAACCAGCAGAACGGCTCGCCCGCTTGGACCGGCGGCGGCCCCAGCCCGAACTGGCACGGGTTCAGCTACGGGCCGCGCTGGGATGCAAGCCACATGCCGACGCTGCAAACGATGGCCTATCTCCGCACGGCGGACGCGGCGCTTGAGGAGATGCTGCTCTACACGCCGATTGCCTGCCTCGCGGCGCAGTCCACGGGGCGCAATACCAATGGCTACGAGAGCGCCATGCTGTTCCAGTGGGAGATGAACGGCGCCGAGCGGGCGGGCGCCTCCTTCATCCGTCAGTGCGGCATCGCCGATCGCACGGTGCGGGATGCGAACCCCTGGCGGGGCATCACGCGCCGCGCACTGTCAGAGAACGCGCGGATGCTGGCGACGGGCGGCATCCCGGATGCGGACCCGAAGATGGTCCCGCTCGGCATCTTCTGGACGCTGGTGGGGCAGACGAACAATGCCCTGAACGGCGGCGACGGCTTCCCGCACATGTTCATGATGTATCTCTGCGCCTTCCTGTGGGGCGTCGAGGCGCGGGTCGGGGACTACCCCGGCTTCGCCACCTTCATCCCGCTGATGAAGCCGTGCCTGATCGACTACTACGACGACGCGAACGGGGGTGATAGCTTCCATCTCGGCGAATACTCGCCGAACTGGTCGCCGGACGACGTGACCCCCTATGCCTCAGCGGCAGCGGCTATGGCGGCGAACTGGCCGGGGGCGCACCCGACCGCGATCAGCGCGGGGCTGAACGATGGCAGCAGCGCCTACGGGACTTTGGACCTGATCCCGCTGGCGGCGCTGCTGATGATGGGTTGGCTGGATACGCCCGTCCCGCGCGCGCAGGCGATCGCGCAACTCTGCTTCCAGCGGTTTGCGGCGATGAACTCGTGGTCGCCGTTCGCGGACAGCAACGGCACCAGCTTCAACTGCACCTACGCCCTCGCGCTGCCGGGGCAGGCGTAGGGGGAGGCAGCCGCCTCCCCTGGCTTGACTACACAGCCCGGCGCCGGGCTGCCCCGAGCAGGAGCACGCCAGCGCCGAGGATCGCGGCGGACGCTGGCTCCGGCACAGGCGCGTCCGGCGGGTCAACGAAGGTCCAGGAGCCGGAGACCTGGCACATGT